GCGGACCAGCGCGTTCAGTTCGAACGGCTGCTGATGCCCAAAAGGGAGCGACTATAACAAGAACCATCGGTGATAAATCATACACATATACACCATCTTGGTTTAAAAATAGCACAGTAGTCGAAGAATAATGGCAAGAGCATACGACAATCAAATTGAGAATCGTAATTTTCTATCACCGATAGGATTTCAGTTTTCATTAAACAAGATTCCAAAGGCAACATTTTTTAGTAACTCTGCTCGTATTCCTGATATCTCATTAGGAACTGCGATTCAACCAGTATATCTAAAAGATATTGACGTACCTGGTGATAAACTTCAGTATGGTGATTTTACTTTGAGATTCTTAGTTGATGAAAATTTGATCAACTATATGGCAATACATAACTGGTTAACAGGATTAGGATATCCAGAAAGCACAAGTCAGTTTAAGAAAGCAACAACTGACACAGAAGGATTAAGAGATAAAGAAATAATTTTTAGTGATGGTAGTTTATCAATCTTAAACAGTAATTATAAAACAACTGCTGTTGTTAAATTCAAAGATTTATTTCCAGTATTTTTAACTTCACTTGAGTTTGAAGCGACTGATACTGATGTAAATTACTTTACAGCAGAGGTTACTTTCAAGTATACTATCTACGAAATTGTTGGAGCAGACGGACGCACACCCTTATGAATCTTGAAAAAATTCAGGAGATGTGGGAAAGAGATTCACACATCGATCCTGATAACCTACATGATGAATCACTCAAAATACCTCAACTTCACTCAAAGTATTATACAATCTATAATACAATCACTTTATTAAGAGAGAAGGCAAGGGATTCTTACAACCGAATACGTTTAGAAAGATACAATTACTACACTGGAAAGGCACCAGCAGAGGTTTATGCTGCTGAACCATTTCCGTATAAGGTTAGAGAGAAGGATGCCATACAGAGGCATATGGACGCTGATGAAAAACTAAATAAAGTTAACATGAAGATAAAATATTATGATACTACATTAAAATATCTTGAAGAAATAATTCGAATCATATCAAATCGCACATATCAAATTAAGAATGCAATCGAGTGGAATAAATTTCAAGCAGGTTTCAATTAATGGACACAGAGTTCGATCCTTCCGAAGACGAAGTAGGTGCACAGTGGTGTGCTGAACTTCGTATGGGAATTAGCGAAGCGAAAATGTTGTATAATTGTATTCGAATTTATTCAAGTATGCTTGTCGAAACAGATGAAAATACTGAGGAGATAGAATATATGAATGGTTTGAAAAATAAATTCTTTGCAATTATTACAGAATACAATTTACAGAAACAATTCCCAGACACAAAATTCGACTTTTAAAACGTTAATATATACTTTATATTGACGTGAAGTTATGTCTCATTTGAGCATATCCAAAAAGAATGAAGTAAATTTACAGGTAAAGTCGGAGACTCATGTCTACTACGAACTATCTGATTACTTTACTTTTGATGTGCCTGGTGCTAAATTTATGCCACAGTATCGTAACAAATACTGGGATGGGAAGATAAGACTGTTTAGTAATCACACAGGAGAGATATATGTCGGGTTACTTGATAAACTTATACAGTTTTGTGAAGACCACAACTATACTTACGAATTTAAAGACAACGAATATTACGGACTACCATTTCAAACAAATGACTTGATATCCAGAGAAGGTGTCAAGGACTATATGTATTCTATATGTAAGCACGTCCCCAGAGACTATCAGATAGAGGGAGTATACGACGCTTTAAAACATAATCGAAAATTATTGATATCTCCAACTGCCTCAGGAAAGTCTCTGATGATATACTCGATTGTGAGATACTACGTTGAAAAGAAACAAAGTATTCTGATAGTTGTTCCGACGACTTCGTTAGTAGAGCAGATGTATAAAGACTTTGAAGATTATGGATGGGACGTTGGTTCATTTTGCCACAAGATATACGCAGGTAAAGAAAGAGAGACGGACTCTCAGGTAATCATTACAACTTGGCAATCAATCTACAAACTCCCCAGAAAGTATTTTGAGCGATTCTCTGTGGTTATCGGGGATGAGGCGCACCAGTTTAAATCGAAATCACTAATATCTATAATGACAAAACTTTCAGATGCCAAATATCGGTTTGGATTTACTGGCACACTGGATGGAACACAGACACATAAGTGGGTATTAGAGGGTTTATTTGGTCCGTCTTACAAAATTATTAAGACTGATGAGCTAATGAAGAAGGGACATCTGGCGACATTGGATATAAATGTGTTGTTATTGAAACACTCACCGAATAAATTTGAAACATTTGAAGACGAAGTGCAGTATATTATCGGTCACGAAAAGAGAAATCGTTTCATCTGTAACCTAGCATTAGATCTCAAAGGCAATACTCTCATACTTTTTGCCAGAGTTGAAGCACACGGACAACCATTGTATGAGATGATAAATAATAAAAAGATTGATAATCGTAATGTCTTTTTTATTCATGGTGGAGTGGACACCGAAGACCGAGAAAAGGTTCGAGCAATCACTGAGAAGGAGAGCAATGCTATTATCGTTGCCTCGTACGGCACCTTTTCTACCGGCATTAACATCAAAAATTTACACAATATAATCTTCGCATCACCATCTAAATCAAGAATTCGAAACTTACAATCAATCGGAAGAGTTCTTCGAAAGGGTGACAAGAAGGTCAAAGCGACTCTATATGACATTGCCGATGATATCAGATACAAGAGTCGTAAAAACTACACACTGAATCATTTAATTGAAAGAATTAAGATTTATAACGAAGAAAACTTTAACTATGATATAATAAACATACCAATCAAAGACTAATGGAAGAAGAGTTTTACAGCATTATCAAACTGGTATCAGGCGAAGAAATCTTTGCCTTAGTCTCTGTGGATGAGAATGATGAGAATCCAGTGCTTCTATTGCAAAACCCAGTGATAATGTCAACGATTCACACACCTGGTGGAAGTATGGTCAAAGTGAAACCTTGGATGGATATGACTGATGAAACTATGTTTATAATTCGTCTTGATAAAGTAATCACAATGATTGAATCAAAGGATCAAAAGTTAATTGATGTATATAATAACTACAATGAAGAGAGTGATCAGGAAGAACCCTTAGATGGATGCGTGATGCCTACATCAAAGATGGGATATCTATCTTCTGTAAAAGATGCCCGTAAAGATCTTGAAGATCTCTTTAAGAAAGACATAAAAGATACTTAATATTTCCTTCCAAACCTTACAAAGGTTATTGTACACAAAAAGACACACCTTGTCAAGCTCTTGATATTATGCTATACTAAATTTAATTCTAAGAGAGTGTAATCCAGTTATGCCAAAGAAAAGAACTGAACACTATGTAAACAACAAACAACTTTTAGAGGCACTTATTGTTTATCGTTCTTATGTTCAAAAGGCAAAAGACGTATACATTGAAAAGTATGGGGAAGAACCACCGAAAGGTCCGTGGGAAGGTAAACCACCAATTCCAAATTACTTAGGTGAGTGTTTCCTCAAAATTGCTACACATTTATCATACAAACCAAACTTCGTAAACTATATGTTCCGCGAGGATATGATATCAGATGGTATTGAGAACTGTGTTCAATACATTCATAACTTTGATCCTGAGAAATCAAAGAATCCTTTTGCTTACTTTACGCAGATTATACACTATGCATTTTTAAGAAGGATTCAAAAAGAGAAAAAACAATTAGATATTAAAACAAAGATTATCGAGAAGACTGGATTTGATGAAGTGATGGCAGTTGATGACAACGCAATGTCAGGAGAGAACAGTCAGTACAATCAAATCAAAGATTCAATTCAATACAGAGGTAACCGATAGAATGCGTGTTGCGATTATCACAGATACACACTATGGTGCAAGAAAAGGTGCAAAGGGTTTGCACGATTACTTTCGCTTGTTTTATGATAACGTATTCTTTCCGACATTAGAGAAAGAAGGAATTGATACAATCATTCATATGGGAGATATGTTTGATAGTCGTAAGTCAATTGATTATCAAAGTCTTGAATGGTCAAGGGAAGTTGTCTTTGAACCGATGAAGAAGTATAAGGTATATGCGATCATCGGTAATCACGATTGTTATTATAAAAATACAAACTACATCAATTCACCAGAATTACTTCTTCAAAACTATTCGAACATCGAAACTTATAGTTCGATTAATACAATCAATGTTGATGGATTAGACATCTTATTTGTACCTTGGATATGTAGTGAGAACTATCAAGAGTCTCTAGATGCCATTAAAGCGAGCCAGGCAAGAGTTGCGATGGGTCACCTAGAATTGAATGGTTTCCGTGCTCATCGTGGTCACGTAATGGAAGACGGTATGGATACGAAGGTCTTTGATAAGTTTGAAAAGGTATATTCTGGACACTATCACACAAGATCTGACAATGGAAAAATATATTATTTGGGTAATCCTTATGAGATGTATTGGAATGATGTAAATGATAAGAGAGGATTCCACATCTTTGATACGGAAACCCTTACTCATAAGACAGTTAACAATCCTTATAAATTATTTTATAACATATATTATGAAGATACCAATTATAAACTGTTTAATGCGACTGAATATCAGAATAAAATTGTAAAAGTAATTGTCCGTCAAAAGACAAGTCCCAAAGAATTTGAAAAATTTATTGACAAACTTTATGGAGCAGGTGTACAAGATCTAAAAATTGTTGAAAACTTTGAGTTAAGCACCAATGAAAACTTTGATGTTGAGGAAGATGAAAACACTCTTTCAATATTAAATCGTTACATTGATGAATCAGAATTTGATATTGACAAAGGTATCATCAAGAATATATTCAAAGACTTATACAGACAATCTTGCGAGGTAGAGTAATGTTTATTCTTACATTAAGAGATAAAAAGGAACAGGGTGCATACGCTGTGCAAGATGGTTCCGGTAATCACGTACTCTTCTTATTCGAAGAGGAAGACGATGCAGAAAGATATGCTATGATGTTAGAGAATGAAGAGGATAAAGAAATGGATTTAGTCGAAGTTGACGATGCACTTGCACTTCGGACGTGTAAGATGTATAATTACAGATATAGCATCATCACTCCGAATGATATTGTGATACCACCTAAATAATGATCACTTTTAAAAAGATAAGATACAAGAATTTTTTAAGCACAGGCAATCATTTTAACGAGATAGATTTTCAACAAAACCATACTAACCTTATCATAGGTACAAATGGTGCAGGAAAGTCTACGATGTTAGATGCTTTGACATTTGGATTGTTTAATAAATCCTTTCGTCAAATTAAAAAATCACAACTCATCAATGCCACAAATGAAAAAGACTGTGTGGTTGAGGTAGAGTTTTCTGTCAATAGTCGTGACTACCTAGTTCGTAGAGGAATCAAACCAAACATATTTGATATTGAAATCAATGGTAATCCTTTACATAAGGAAGCAGATGACCGTGCGAATCAAAGAATATTAGAAGAGAATATACTGAAAGTAAATTATAAGTCATTTACACAAATCGTTATATTAGGTAGTAGTACATTTGTTCCCTTTATGCAATTATCTACGACGAATCGTAGAGATGTGATTGAGGATTTATTGGACATACGAATATTCTCAGTGATGAATAATTTGATTAAGGATAATATTCG